GGTTTTTATGCGCCGGTTCCCTCCGGGTTGTTTCCTGTGAAACAATTTAAAAAGGGCGGCAACGCATTTATGCCCTTTTAACAATTATATTTATTTTAGAATTTTATTCTATCGTTTTTTCAAACACTATACTTGTAGGAAGGGTAGTCCCTTCCTTTTGATCATCTCAAAAAATAAGTGATCATATCAAATACTTGCACAAATAGCTGTCCAAAGACAACATTTTGTAGTTAAGTATTTCGTAGTTGCACAAAAATCTCTTTTGCAAACGTTGTAGAAATCCAACGAATCCTCCAGAAAAAGTTATGCCGCTACATTTTTTAACATTAGATAGATGAGACTTGTGAAAATCTTTCTCAAGAGAATAGTCACAAAGACCTATACTATCAAAATCTTTTACTCCGTAAACACTGAATAACCCCCCTTCCAAATCCATGTTTACTATTCCTTTTTGATGGTAAGTGTTAGAAAACCATCCACGTGACCTTATTAACATACTCTCATCCCATTCCACGTTTTTTAACTTCAAATCAAAAACATCAGCTGTAGAGTCATGCCTTGTAATTACACTCAAAGCAGCTAAACAAATAGCCCTTACACGACGAACATGTGGATACATTAGTGCATAAGAAAGACACTTACCTCTAGTGATTTCCATCGAGCGCTCATCATCGAAATCGACCACCATTGTTTCTCTTTTCAACGTACAAACAAGCTTACCATATATTTTAGCGAGGGGCCTCAAAGGTAACCAAGATACTCTTAAATTGTTTCTAGAACAACTAAATATCAACCACTTCTTTTTACAATGGCGCCAGTAATCAGAGAAAGTGGCATTATCTACTTTAAAGTCATTACGAATCATATCTTTTTCAGCAAACGAGATATCACCATACCCTTTTTTACACACGTCTTCTATTTCAGAAACATGTTTCGTTGTCAACTTACAAAAATCACCCATTTTGCTACGAGAGACCCTAGACAACACTCTAGATTCTATGCTTCTTACTAACCTTGAAGCACCATCTCCTATTAGAACCTTATGATACGTATGTGAACAGAAGTCAACACTACTAAATTCGCGAGTCACAAAGAAACCCTCTGCTGTACCATGTCTTATTATCTTACAGCAAGCCTTCAAGGCTTGCAACCCTAAACTGATAAACTTTTGTATGTCATCAAAGCTTCCGCGCCTAGCGTTATCATCTCCGTCGTGGAAGGCAGTAATCCTGAAAGTGTAAAATTTTGCATAGTATGGACATCTATAAACAGTATTACCTGAAGGAGATACAAGCTCCATACAATGCTGATGCATAAATTGTGATATTTTATTACCAAATTTCCGTTTTATGTTTGCCAAATAAATTGAATACTGGGCAGAAGTTAAATTACGATAATTTTTGATATAATAAATACATCCTGTAATTTCAAAAGCTTTTTTAACAGTAATGCCTAAAGAAAAAGACATACCTATAAAACTTAAGTTTGAATTATGCAAAGTGTTTAAAGCAGTGTTCCAATAGCCTGACGGCCTCTGGGCCATTCGGCAGAAAACATCACCATAATCATTTTTGCAAATAGACCACATCAAATGGACATAACTATTTTTAATGGCCACATGCCACTTTTTGCGGTAAAAACGAGTTACCCACAGCATTTCTATGGCTAATTCAAAAAGAGATAGAAAAGTATCCCATTGACTATAATCTCCAGTAGCCCAAAGAGCTTCTTTAGAAAGCCCAGTTTTAACGCCTTCACAAATCCTAGTAAAGTCATCGCATAAAGACTTTTGTTTTTCATCTTTTGTAAAAATACATCCTGTCAACGGGCAATAACTAATTCCAGATTCTGTGGTATCTAGTACCACAGTTTCTTGAGAGAGAGGACCTCTTTCATATATATCATGGACATTTCTCATAAGGTTCCCTAGAAGCCATGGTGGCGTTCCAGTAGCTGATCCGAAATACAACTTGTCCTCATGAATATGATGATGTAACAAAGGACCAAAAATCATCTGGTCAACAATTCTAGAGACAATTGGAGCATACTGTATCATACGGGGGACAAGATTAAGTCGCTCATCATGTTTCTTCTTTAATTCCAACAACTCCTCAGGGGATAAACGATCTTTATGTTCTACATTAGCCCAATCAGTAGTAATGTTATAATCTTCATCCATTGCCTTAATCTCTTTAGGTTCAACCTTTTCACGGACGGAGATGTATGTCTCCAAGGCCTCAAAATTTAACAACCGATTAAAGTAATCCATTACTAAATTCTTGGCATCAGGGCGCTCCAAGAACTCGGCAATATTTGTGGAATAATCATCAACACCAGCTGCACCCTGTAAGTTTAGATGAACTTTGACTTCTTCAAAAATCCAAGGCTCAAAAGTGTTAAACAATTTTCTACCTTCAGGTGTGACATTTAATTCCATTGCTTCTGCTAACATACTCTGCATCACAGAATCAGGATTCTTTGGGATATGGTCAAGCCTTTTTTTGTAAGATTCCCAAAGTTTGTCAGCGCTAGACTGGGTATGACCAACCATACTATTATCCATAGACCACCCAGCACAAGCAAAGACAACATCGTTTAAGAGGCGATTGGTGGTATGTCGCTCTTTTGGAGCTTTCTCAGGTTTAGGATACCACCCGATGTTTAACAACTCTTGCATAGCATTTTGCAACGTATATGAACCATCAATGTTTTTATAAGCATGAGTGCGTGGGGGCAACATCTTTAAAGGTTTGTCACGAGTGTCTGAAACAAATTGAGTGAATTTTTCCAATCTCGCGGACAAATTGGGGGAAAAAACAATCTTATTGTCATCGACAATCTCCTCTGAAAAATTATCACAATCCCATATTGGAATACTATAACTATCAAAAAAATATCTCTTAGTATCGGAATCTACTTCCTTCAATTGCTTAGATTTTGAATAAGAATAAATTTTTTGAGTCTCAAGAAAACATTCATTTATTGTTATAGGTACCAAACCAAAACAACCCACATCTGGCATCATATCAGAAAAAGGCCAATCTCTGATAGGAATACTTTCAGGCAGGAATCCTCTAGATCTCCATTGATGAAAAAGGGACATTGCGTGATAAGCACCTTGAACCCATTGCTGTTGACAATGGTGTAAAATAGAAAAAATGTCCTTATATGGAATACTTCCCTCTAATTTGGAACCACTCATCAAATCAGCAACCGACAATTTGTGGTTTTCATTTATCTCAAAAAAAATAATGGCAAACCGCTTACCATCAGTAGTTTTGTGTAAATAATGTCTAAAAAAACCATCTTCGGTGTAATAATAAGATCCAGGTTTATTCTTTTTATATATTTTTTGACCTTTATCATCTTTGTAAACCAAAAAATTTTCTTCTTCGGTTTCTAATGTTAATGCCAATAAATTGCCTCCGACGTCTTCTTCGTCGTCTTTATGGAATGGTATGCCCTTAGTATTATACCGTATACAAAGGGCACCACCTATCCAAGGAAATTGTCCTTGTAAATAGTTAATCATTTTCTTAAGTTTTTTTGGATAAGGACTAGACTCGTGAAGAACCCCTCCATATTTATAATCAACATGAGAAAACCATGCCACTTCTCTTTTCCCTTCTCTATGAAATTTATAGCCCGACAACTCAGTTATAACATCATCAAGTAATTCCTTATCATCAAACTTACCAAAATTTATTGTCGGTGATCCTTCAACGATGTGGTCAAATTTTCTGGAAGGTACAGGAGGAATATTTACTTCTTCTTTTTGATTGGCCACACAAATTTCTGCATACATACCAATATCTTCATCAAACAATGTTTCACAATGCTTAAATTTATGATTGTAACGACTGAGTTGTGTTTCAATAGAAACTCCATTATATCCGCAGCAAATGAAATAACACTCTCGAGAAAAAAAACTAGTGGTGCAGGGTTTCAAGACACTTACGGCTTTGAACCTACGGATGATAGACACTAATTTTGTTTTTATAACATTAGGACAACCCATCATTTTAAAAATCAAATTACCTCCTTTTTGTAATAAATTAATGTATTCATGGAAAGAAGTCCAATAATCAATCAGCATGCCATTTTCTACTTTGAGAGTTTTAGAATAAAAACCACTCTCTGTTTTCAAACATGTATTTTGTTCACCAAAATCAAAAATCAATAAATCAGGATAGATCTTATTTTGTTCTAAACAACTAGAATATGAATAAATAGTCTCAGGTCTCCTAATATCATTATCTAATCTAAAAGGTTTACCAAGTACATTTGACGCACTTACTCGGTATAAAATACTCTTGACCTTCTCTTCCTCAACGCTACGAAAAAGATTGTTTGCTGCTACGCCAGCGTGGCCATCCTTCTCAAGAGTACCAAAAAATAAATGTCGCTTTTCATCAGGGAAAAGATGTAGTATACCATGTTCAAAACCACCAAAACCACATGTGGGATCCAACACACAATGACTAGTTTCTATGATACGACGCGTATTTTTGAAAGCTTCATTTATGATAAAAATTTTATAAAAGCCGCGACTTGCGTCTTCACCTCCTCTCTTAGGCAGCTTAACTCTTCCTATTCTTTTAGTAAGATCCCACGGAACTGTTTTGTATTCAAATGGCTCCATATCCTTTTTCTCTATCTTAGGGCAAGAGTCCTTCTTTCCCTCTGGGATCTTCTTCTTCAAGAAAATTAAAATACTAAAGGTTCTTTCGTCAGTAGGTAATTCTAAAAATTCTTTAATATTGGTTTCAAAATACCTTCCATTGTTTTTTCCTTTAATACGCGACAAACTACGCCACTTAAGTTTGTCAATAGCACCACAATGATGCAATAATTCATTATGATTTAATATGTATTCGCTTCTATTATAATTGTCTGGATCAAAGATTTCATATCGGCGGATAGCTCCTATATTAAGGACAGCCTGATAATATTTTGAATGTCCTACATATTTGTATGTTTCTTCTAAACTAAGATTGTTCCCCACTACAAAGATGCAAGCATCATTATATGAGGTACCGCAAGATTTAGACACCTGAGTCATAAGTTTGCAAATATTAACCTGAAAAGCCTGTTTTGGTAGCGACCTAAAAGCTCCATTGTAAATTTTCTCAAATTTCAAATCAAAAACTTCTGAGATAAGGTTTTCCATTTCATTTACAACTGGCATCAATGATTTGTCATAAACCTTGCGAAAATCATAACGATTACTAACACAAGGTTTCGGTACTCTATAATTAGGATTTTGAACAACCTTAGAGACTTCATCTATAACAGACTGCACTTCTTCGTCAGTAGGACCAACAAAGGGCACCAAACTAGTATTAGCGTCCAAAAAACCTATATCTTTTGATACAATGTCAGAAACAAAACCATTTACATATTGTAAAAAATCATTAGAATAATTAGTAAATCCAATACATTCAATATTTTTCTCAATTTTCATCACCGAAGTTAAATTTCTATGTATTTTTTTGAGACTCTTCTTTTTCACAGAAAGTTTACTCTTCACTTCTTCTTTATCACTAAATGCTATAAATCTACCTGCCAGATTTAGTACTTTATCAACAAAGCCGACTTCTTTTGTACATAATCCACTTCCCAATGATAAATGAATAGACTCAGTTCCAAACAATTCTGAAATTTTTTCAGGAGGGAAAATACCTACCCATGATGTTATGTCAGCACTAAAATCGGTGCAATTACCAACTTTTATAAATCGCCATCTAATATTATTAGGCATCCACTGGTTATGATAACCAAAAAGATTTCCAGGAATTAGTGACCCTACAATTTTCCCTCGTTGCTTTTTCTTAATAGCACTCAAAACAACTGCAAACACATCTGAAGCCCATTTTTCTTTAAATTCCATCCCTTTTTCAGCCAATCCTCTGTTGTCTAAAATTATGGGAAGATAATGAGTAGACTTATATGAAGTATCTCTTAAAGGTTCTATTTCACCCCAATTCAAAGGTAAATTATCAGGAAACTTTCCCATTAACATCTGCATACACATGTTACTAACATCAGGATATGTAATGGACATGCACAATGAAAGCATCCCCTGCATATCAAAAGTCAATGTTCCCAAAGAAGAAGCCATGCCCAAATCAGTCATTAACACTCGGCAATGCCTAACTTTATCTCCAAACTGATAATACAGAAAATTCCCGAGATGAGCATCATGATGACCAATACCACTATTATAACAATCGTTAATAGCCTTACACATGCAAAGTACCGCATGCTTTTGCGTGTCCATACTAGTATTCTGTCTCTCAAACAGCTCCATGACTGTACCGTGAGCTCGATACATAGTTAAGTGACCTTGACAATCAACCATCTTAACTATATAATCACTATCAATCTTCTCGTTTACTAGCAGTTCGTGTTTGGTAACAAGAGGTAACTGATGTTTTATCGCCAATTGACTTTGCAACTCTATTTTACCAAAGAAACCACTAGGACCCGAAAAATTTGTACTATAAAACAAACCACACATTTTTTTAAGAAACTCTATAAGTTTCTGAAAAAAGCCTTGACCTGAATTGCGATGGTTAATAAAACTTTCTGGAAGAAACAAAGGCCTGAAAGCATTATGATCAAAATTCGTTATAAACATCCTATTATTAATTGTATCAGCATTTAACGACAACCAAAGATCAGCCAACCACATACTAAAAGCATGTGCTATTCGAGCATCATAAGCTGACACTGCCACAAAAACAGCACCGATCAATGAAAAAGCACCACTTATGACAGACATAAACTTCGTAAAGTAAAAACCAGTATCATAATTTTCCTGCGCGCAGTACTCATGGTACCACTTACGGCACAATAACAAACAAAAGGACATGACTATCCCCCTGAAAAAACCACAAAGGATAACACTAGTACCGACAATAGTAGATATAATATACACTATCTCATATAAAAAGTTCCATACAAGAGTCCAAAAATCTTTGGGCTTCACAACTGCCTTAGTGTTTAATTTAAAAAACATTGCTTTTAAAACACTCATAAACTGATTCAAAAACCCTTTTTTATTTTCAATCCAGCAAAAACAAAGAGCCACAAAACCTTTCCACAAAACTGTTTTAGCCCTTCGTATTATCGCATAACGTTTAAACTGTATCCAACAACTCAAAGGATAATGATAAAAAAACCCAGCATTTTTTTCCCACTTTTTGAAAAACTCTACCATTTCCATCTCAGACAATTCACTAACACTCCCTTCTACTGCTTTCACATCAAGGATCCCTTTCCTAACTAAATCGAACATGAAGAACTCATCACCGACACCTTTAAAAAATTCTAACTTATTTTGAAAGATAGACCAAAATTGAAAATTAATCTTCTTAAATAGCCAGTAATCAATATTCAATTTCACTAATTTTTCTTCTTTTTCTTCGACTTGTACAATGTAAATCTCATCATTAGAATATCTACAAAGATTAGATAGAAACTCATGTCTAAATTGCGCGCCACATTTTTTGCAAATATGCACATGTTCACGGTTTTCTCCGTTGCATCGATCTTTAACCACCAAAAGGTCATAGCCATAATCATGACATTTTTTGTTTTTTCTAAAAAACCAATCATAATTGTCGGTGTTTAACTTATTGCTAAAAACAATCCGGACAAATTCAGAAAAAAAACGTACACATTTTCGCACCAATTCAGTGAATGAAATTGCTTCAATTTTCTCTAAGCAAAAGAAACTCTTAATAGCAGTAGTTAATACTCTAAAGCCCAAGTTTGTACAAGTGTTACGCTTAAACAGCACATCCATTATCAATTCGATTTTTTCTCCTAAATAACTAGCTATTTTAAATTTCGTTTTTTGTGTATTAGTCTTTCCTCCGAAAATATCTTTGAAAATTTCCCAGGCAGTAGAACCAAATATATAAATCTGCTTAAAAGTTACCAAAACAGTGAAAACCCTACTAGAAGCACTTAAAATATCACCAAGATAAGATTGAATTATTTTTAGTTTATCTCCAATATAACAAAAAATTTTTCTAAAAACTGTAGCACCCATACAAACAGCATCCGTAATCATTCGGCCAGTAAAACTAATACCACCATAACACTTAGACAACAACCCTTTGAGCGACGTATTACGTTTAAAAAAACCACTACATATGACATCAATTATATACAGTCGACGCGATTCTACGGTTACTAATGATCTAATAAGTTTTATACTTTTATAATTTCTAATCGTTTGGTAAATACTATTAATTACACTAATAAACCTTTTTTGAATATCATCGTTCATCTTATCCAACCTGGATAAATCTTCAGTCAAAAGCAAATCTAAAATATTCCGATGTGTCTCACGACAAGCAGAAAGGTATTGTATTAACGTTTCTGAGCACTTGCTCGAATCATCTACATCCAGCATCAATTCTTGATACCGCAAAGAACTCTTACGATAATAATCATACAACCTTTGCTTAAAGCCATCACTGGGTCCTTCAAAAACCTTGACAAACTCAGCAATTTCTAAGGCCTCAAAATCTTCTAAATTTATGTTACTCTTAATCTTAAATTCGTTTTTAAAGAATTTACCGAATACAGGGCAATATGATAAAAAACTCTTCAGCAAATGCAAAAATCTCTTAAAAGCTTTGATGGTCCAGTGTTCCGAACCTAATCCATCAGAAAATACACTTTCACTTATGGCTTGTTCAGCATCACAAACAACATCTGGTACTACCTCTAACATCTCAGGAATAAACAAACATTTTTTGCTTTCTAATAACACTTCTGGCTTCTGGACTATCATTCTCTTTGCGACTTCTATTATACTAGATTCCGCAGACAAGAAGTCATCCACAGCCTCTTCTACAACATCTTCCGATACTTCTGTTCTTGCAAAAACAATTTCAAACTTATGCTTAGAATAAACTATTTCATCCAGTTCGTATTGAAACTGATTTAATTGAATATCAGGAAATTCATACCAACCAAAAAACCTCTTAAGCAACTTATCGAGTATAGAACGTTTATTTTCGTTGTATTCAACAACACTATGATCAACGACTTCCATTTGTGCGTTACTCCAGACAACAAATCTTCCAAGCAATTCTTCAAAATTATCTTCCACATATTTCGGGGATAATTCAGCAAATATATTATGGTCACAATAACAGCAGAAAATTCGCAGCAAAATTTCATTTGTTAGCTCATCGTCTAAATCACAATCATATGTGTTTACAAACTCAATGTACAAACTCTTGATATACTCTACATAAGGAATTTCAGCGGTGAAGACAGGAAACGTTCTTTCTAAGAGGTATTCCATAAAACAAGTGAAATAAGATGTTCTCTCAATTTTATATGTTCTCACTACGGCAACAGTGATACTTTGGAAATATATCTTCTTAAAATTCTTTAGAAGTACCGGGTTCGCAGTGTCTATCTCAAAACTCTTCATCAAACTGAACGCATGTTTCCAACAATTTTCAGGAATGTATGAGAAATTATGCATGTAACTTGCAAATTGATACAAGATACAGAATTCACGTACAAAAGACTCAATTGCACTAGCATCTTGATAACTCACTTCTTTTCCAAAATGTTGAACCATCAAAAATTCAAACTCAATCTTCTTTGCCATACTATATTTTTCCGAAGATATATAATCTATAATTAATTTTGACGCCTCCTCAGCACTGTCTGTTTTCTTAAGTTCTTTAACATTATAGCTAAATATTTGTAATAAAGGACGAGCAACAATCCATTCTATCTTTAGCAAATTTAGAGCCCTGATCTCAGGATCATCGCATACACTCTCTTCTTCAATCCCAGGCAGTATCTCAGGCTCAGTATCAATAGTCACTAAAGAAGTCTTGCAATTGTATTTTACATTACCTTTAGTGTTTTTATGCATTTTATCTACCATTTTTTCACAACAAGGATTAATAATCAAAGGAAAAACAGAGATAGGTCCTAATACAACATTATCTAAACCTCTTGTCACAATTTCTGTACCAGTGTACTTTGACCTATCTTCCTTATAAACCAGAAACAAATCTTTTAAAATAGAAAAAAGACCATAAGCCAATGAAACAGGATCTTGCAGGGCAACAAAACTAGTAACAGAAGCCTTAACTACAAAATCTGCATTTATTTTATTATTATTCAGCATCCGCATTAATTCTTCTATAGGTTTTTGAGCCCGCAAATTTGCTAACCCAAATAAATAAGCTTCATTATTTCGACAAACATTTATGACGAAAGCTAAAGCAGCTCCCATGGTAGCCAACAAAATACAAGACTTCGGGTGTACTACACCATAAGCCAAATTTACCAGAAGTTTTTTCAAATGGTCTTGATCAAAGGAATTCACATCATCAAGTACCTTTATAGTGCACTCAAAAGAACTAAGAAAAACACCAGCTTGCATGTGTGTTATCATTACATTAAACAACTCATCACTAATTTTACTAAACAACCTTCCAATCAAATCATCAGTAGCGTAAGACTTCACACAACCGAAAATTAATGATACTCCAGCCATTTTAAATTTTTTTGAAAAAAGAAAAAATATTGTACTAATGTAACATTGAAAAGCAGTCATGGTACAAAAAACTGCCGCTCTCAAAAATGTGGCGATAATTTTTCCAAAGGGTCCATTTAATTGCTCTAATTTTTTCTCAACCATAAGAATCATAACACCTATTAAGGCCCTAGAAACTTGTGCCTTAAAATTTATAGAAGGAAATCTCTTATTACCAAAGATGAGATCTTCCAGTTCTCTTATCTTGTTATTTACATCACGATTTTGAAAAATCCTTTCAAATCCTTTGTTTGGCGCATTATCAACGGAGAAAACCAAATTCATTATATAGCGATATAACCAATCTGGAATCAAGTACCATTCTTTCAACCACTTTAAGCTCTTTCTGATCACATCATATATTCTTTTTGAGCTCAAATTAAAGTCCTTTTCTTTTTCGCGAATAAGTTGCTCATCATACCAATTAGGATAACCACAAGCATAACGTTCAACATTACAAGGATGTAGGTCATAAGCCCTTATCACAACATTGGGCTGATCTTTGTATATTTCGTTAGCAATTATCCACCCCAAGCAAGAAGCAGCTACGATTAATGAACCATAATGTATCTCTTTAGAATTATAAGACAAATTTTCAGAAAAAACACTAATTCCCTTCTTTTTAACTTCTAACAAGTTTTCGACTCTTTCTAAAAGATTTTGATCCCAGGTCATGTCAATAGAAGTACAATCAGGGTCCATCACATGTTGACATAAATCAAAAATTTTAAGTCTTTTGCTAGCCTCTTCGACATTAACAAACCATCCATTTTTCTTGTCTTTTAATATAGACAACTGTTCATCAGTTAATGTAGTGACATAAAGAAAAAAAATAGGATCACGCAAACTATTTTCATACAGCCAGACTCTTTTGTCAAAGTTATCCTTTTCAAGTAATTTTTCATACCAGTCTGATTTATCCAGATTACTTTCTAATTTTTGATAATCAATTGGACTGTCAGAATGCTTCTGACGAATATTAAAATAAGCCTCATATAAACTTTCATTGGGCCAATAATCAGCCTCAATAAGTTCCACACAAGGGCTAAAATAAACTGAATCACAAGACCTACCACCGCGGCCACGACGCTGCGTGGCTGCATTTTGAGTACACCTAGCAAAAAATTGTTCCGATTTATAACTATCTAATTCAATCGTTCTACTAATAACATTTTGCAACTTCAAATCAACCACGCAGTCTACATCATCAATGGTGACAGAAGATTCCAATACATCGGTACAAACAACCACATAGCTTTCATTAGATGTGGCCTGAGATAACAAATTTAAATTACCAGCACTAATAGAAAAAGCATTTAAACCTTCTTTAGTTAAAAGATTAGCAAAATCTTCATTTTTCTTAACGGAAGGACCAAAAATCATAGCTTTTCTATGATACAAACAACTTTTGGGAATATATGTAGCATGCCCCCCTGTTTTAAAACAAAAATAACCTTGTTTTTGAACAGCTTTTGTTTCATCAGTACATATGACCTGATCAATTATTTTTTCTTCTATCTGAAAACGTGGAGGCACAAGACTATTTACATCATGCACTCTGTAATACTTTTTACCTTCATGAATTGGAGTGGCAGTCATAGCCAATACTTTCCAAAACTCCATCAAATCAAAAAGCACTTGCATTTCAATATTAAGCACCTGAGGTAATCTCTTATGGATTTCATCAAGTACAATCAGACCACGTTTTACACCATTCTGTTTCCACAGCAAATCATGTGTGACAAAAAAAACAGTATTTCTCTTATTATTGCCCAGACTATCACTAATTACACCTGATTGGTTAGGCGAACCATGTTCCATTACAACACGCCATAAGTCTTTTTCTGCAGAAGTAGATAAGAACCGACGTATATATTGGGAAAAAGCATTTCTACAAGCAGCACGAGTTGGTAAACAAACAAAAATGTCTCGATTTCCTTCGACACGCAATGCTTGTTGTAAAAGGTTAACCATAGTAGTAGTCTTCCCAGTGCCAGTAGGAGCTATCAGAAGATGTTTCTTTTCATCTCCCTCTATAACTGCTTTCACAGTAGTATCAAGAACTCCTCTAGCATCTTCTTTCACTGAATAAGGCCAAACAATTGAAGTAATAAGGTCTTCACCATGATTAAATCTCTCTGGCTTAGCCTGACTATACACCCCCACAGGAACTTGTCTAGGGATTGAAATGATAGGACAGCCAGACCAACCTTTACAAGACATTCCTTTTATAATTTCAAACCTACCAGTTGCTTTATCAAACCACAAAGGAAAAAATTGACTATATACACAATTTTTCTTGTCTTCCCATGTTTTCTGAGACTTCTTGCAATATAAGAAAATATACTTTCCTAATTTTGGGTTAACAACCATACATAATTCGCCCGCGACAGGCAAATCCAATTTAGCATCGCCGTAAAAACAAATATCATATTTATGCTCATTCATTTGCCTATCTGTTTGAAACTTAATATGTTCATTACCTCGAATATAATAAACATCATTATGGTCAGTAACATGACATGCCGAATAAAGTTGACTTTTCCAAATAAAAGACCAACCATCCACAAACTCCAACATTGTAATGTGATCTTCCACGTGAAACCTCTTACTTGAATATTCATTAATTTTAAGTTCGTAGGAATCTTTGCTAAGGTTAGTGTTACAATTAACACCAATCATCTTTAAACCATTTTGGTCGAAAATTTTAATAAAAAACTCCTTTAACTCATCAGATTTCTCTCCGAGTACTGATATAGAAACCTTGTCTGAACTAAGATTTGGTGCAGCAATTTTTTTTTTATTTTCCATGCCAAGTTCAACTCTTAGACAGTCCATCCAATCAGTGATTTCTATCTCCTCAGAATAAGTTTCATAAATGGCCGGATATAGTACATCATTTATCCATTGTTCGTCACTGCACTTGTCGATGAGATCTAAGATCCAATTATCATCCTCCAAATCTTCTGGACCGCAATCCACATCACATATCTTTTGTAGATAATTTCTAGTCTGCACCATACTATCTTCAAATTGTCTAAATTGCTTATAGTGATCAATGAAATACTCTAGAAAGGTATCGCGCAACAATTTTAATTCCTCTTCTGTGTACTCATCACCACCCGATGTATGAGTCACAGTAGATAAAGTGCGAGGCACAGCCTTTTTAACCAAAGAAATTGACTTTTTAGAAGCCACTACTCCTCCAGCAACCTTAGTAGTTACTACTTTAGTTGACAAACCAAAACTTGGATTAACTTCTTTCAGCTCTTTTTTCTCTGTAACAGCAATTTGCGTGGTTTTCAAATTACCACGAGTTATTTGCAACTTTGTTTCACGTATTGTTGTGAAAACCTTGGCCACTCGATCGATCTGATTCATGTCCAAATCTTCAGATGCCAGATGATTTATTTCTTTTTGTAATTTGACTAAAATATCAGCTTTTTCTGGTTTGTCAGACGCCTTAATGTCTTCTAGAAATCTGCGATAAACAGAAGCGGTAGTACTACCACTAGTATACAAAATCTCATGTACACCGATCTTTTTTCCAAGGAAGATAACAGAAGGTGGTAACAATGTTGAACCAAACTTTTGCATTTGATTCAACACAACACCCTTCATATTCAAAGCAGTAGGTACTTTTTTCTTCACTACCAATTTTTCAGGTACCACTCTTCCATCAGGGTCTACCCCTTCAATTAGGTGTTTCACATCTGATTTATTACAATAATATGACCCGATGCCTACTACTTTTTCATTTATAGCATAAGAAGAATCAATATTTTTCTTCATTTTGTTAAATTTCTTCCTATCTTCTAATGACATATCAACTTTAGTGTAAGTCTTCGGCTTATCTTCTTTTACAACAGGGTTCATCTTTTTCTTAAGGTCAAGCTTTTGTGTTTTAGGTTTTGCACCTGTTTCAGCACCACTAGTGAAACTAGCTTCATCGGTTAATAACTTATTAAAAATATCACTTACCTGAGAACTAGCCAAAAGTATTTCTTCACGCATTATATCAAAACCATCTTCTTTTTTAAAGTAATCTAAAGAATAAATATTAGATGGGTAACGCAAGAGTCTATGCCAATGATTAATCCCACAATGCTCCAATAGGTAACCACTCATTCCTTTTATGACACCATTACCCTGACACTTACCGTCTTTCCATACACTTAGCCTAGAAATGGAAGAAACATTACTAATTCTACTACAAAAACTAGCTACCCTATAGTTCACTATTTTGTTGTTTTCAAGTAATTCAAAGAAAAATTCTTTTTCAGCACTCATAACTTCTTTCTTTCGCAAGATTGACAGGGCAACGTCTACTTTTTTGTCATTTCCCTGATACAACACACAACCATCATAGAAAAAGAAACTCTTACATCTTGTAGGAAAACTGTCAACTTCTGTTACATGAGCAGGAAGTATCAAACAACCTTTAACTTTCTGCAAAAAGAACAAAGTGTTCGAATCAAGATCTATCCTTTTATTTGTAAAATCAAGTTCATCTTTATTTTCCTCCCACAAAGCATCAAGTCCTTCACTACCATATACATAAGAAGATGTTACAGTTATCAAAGGATCATGTGATTCGCGTGAAGGAAAAGATTTTCCATGATGATCATAGATTTTCCTAGCACTATATCTCGGCCATAAGCAAAGAGCAAGGCGAGTGACAATATCACGTCTCTTAACGGTGTCATATATGATGCCAGCATCATAAAAGGCAAAAAATTGTCTCCGTAAGTACACTACATGTATGATACACATTACTAAAACAAAAAAGAAACAAAAGCAAATAAAAGTAGACAATACTGTTAGTTTTTCACTATAACTGACTATACTAGCCATAGTGGCGGTAGCCAATATAGGTACTGCCTTCTCTACAGTTTTTTCTGTAGCCGAAACTACTTCACTCAATGATTTTACAGCACCTTCCATAGATCTCAGAGTCATTCCAGTAGTCAAAGCTACAGTAGTTACAATTAAAGCGAAAGGAGCTCCTTCTCTAATCTGTCCAGATACACTATAATTATCTCCCTTGCATCCAACAGTAGCCACCTTATTATCAACAACCTGTTGGACATAGTTCATGCCTTCATGATACCTGCAAATCGATGGATACCATACGTGGCTTGTCATACTACTTTTACAATCATGTAACAAATACAAATATTCCATGGCACTCAAATTGAATGCACAGCCATGTTTCAAATATTCATGATCTTGTGATCCACAGCAACTATAATTACTTTTAGGACTCATGTCGTAAAAATCCAAAAATTTATAATCTTCTAAAATTTCTTCTTTCCAAACATCATAATTACAAACAGAATCACTCTCTACGTTCCATTTTCCATGCAAACAAAAAGAGATATTCTTGCTATAGCATACCTTTGAAAAACTAGTGCCCATTTCATCCGAGACGTAATAAGAACATAAAGGTTGAGCCTGTGTATACACCTCATACACAGTAAAAAAAACAATAATTAAAAGAGCCACCGACCATAAATAGTAACGTCGATAAAAAAGAATCATGCTAACATATAGCAAAACTGCAAAAAGCAAAACTTTCACGAAAATAACAATAGTCTTTCCAAAATTTTGAATCAACCAGCTTGTCCAACTTACTGATAAATTAGCAATTGAGCTCCAGCCAGTAAAAATGGAAGAACCTTCACCAAAGCTAGGCACTACATACTCTTGCCAAGCTCTGGTCAAAGACCATCTAAAACTTCTAGAAAGACCTTTGAGTACAAGCCTCAACTCTACGTTTAAACCGGTAATTGTAATTAAATTACTCACTCTGGCACCACAAACGACTTGTACCGTCAAGTTGTCAGATTTTGTCAACAGTGTAGGACCAACTACATCACAAGGATAGACATTAATTTGAAATTTACAAAAATCGTTTTCTGTTTCAAGATTCAACCGAATATACCCACCGCCAAAATGGTCACTGATGGCTTGTTTAAGCACCAATGCTCCGCCTGTAATTCTCCTACAAAAACCAATATAGGTCGACAATATTTTTTCAGACACAACAAGGTCAATCCTAGCACTCGGTATATTCACTTCAACGTCAACCATGCTTCCCTGATTAGTGATTATCAGGTTTTTATCATCTCTTTCTTTCTCCTGCAACAGATCTCCTCTAAAAAAAGAGATGGCCTGATCTTTTAAATATTCAGGTGTAATTACATGACCACTCTGTTTAACATTAAGCCCATTGCAATGATGATTAACCAACCTCTTTTTGTCTACACTATAACATATAGAATACAAATCTATATCATGCATTGTGACATAAAACTTTTCAGCACTCTTAACGATCCAAGAAGGGTTTTGCACACTCAATGGGATAAAAGATGTTAGCGTAACCGTACCATGACTTTGAATCAAATCTTGACCGTATGTCACCACAACTTCAAAAGTTCCCGAGGGAGAGCTAACCTCTGCCAACATAGTAGTATCATATTCTTCTGTCTCTCTCTTCCAAAAATCAACCCATTGATCAATAACTTTTGAACAACAGACAGTAGCAAACCATAGATTGCCATTCAGAGCACAATCAGTTTTCCTCCACATATGATTGTACGCACTAGTACAAATGGTTCCAGTTTCAGGAAACCTAAAAGTACCAGAACAAGACCTATCACTGGTAGTACATATATCGCTCCCTACACCCTCGGGGCAACCATAATTCCATTGACAATCCAAAGGCATTTCCTCAGGGGCTGAGCCAGCATAATTATATTGTATTTTAGAAAAAAGCCGTTTAACAATTAAGGTCGAATTACCGAACTGTATGCAAGATCCGGCTCTCACATTACCAGAAAACTTAAATTCAACAAAAGTTTGATTTCGGGCATAAATAGAAGGTTGAAAAATTAATCCGTCAATTGTACAAGCACCCAATATCATTCTGACAAAAATTAAATCAAAAATAAAACAAAAAATTAATAAGCTAAACATACCAGTAAGTCCATTTGTTTTACTACATATTTCCCAAACCAGCAATACTACGACCAAAATGTAGCACCACTCAGCAAATTTATGCCCATAAGTTTCTACATTACTCAAAGACCACACTAAAACATTTTTAGTTAGATCATTACTATATTGAGAAGAAAGACAACGCATAGCATTACCATCTCCTGATGGGAGATGTGGATGATGGAAAGAGAACTCTGAAATATCATCAATACAAGAAGTGAATTCACCGCTAGCATCCATAAATACCAAGCTTGTTGTTTTAGACGACACAAAAGATATATTACTCTTCCTTTCAGAAATTACTTTACCAGTCGCGTAATCATAAGCCAACAAATAAGGAACACTATCAAGATAGCACAGGTAAACAGGTCCTGGTCCCGTCGCACACCAGCTTCTTGAAGTACAATGCTTCATTACAATTTCAGCTACGTCTGTGTCATTACAACCAGTAGTCACCAAAATGCTCTCTTCTGCAGCATCGACTGGAGCATCCCTACTCATTTGCTGTAACTTTTCCGATGAAGGTGTGATAAAATCCTCCAATATTGCTAAATCCTTTTCAAGAGCACCTAAGGTCGGATCATATTTTTCTTCGCAAAAGCTCACCTCTCTAGACTTACAGAAATCATAACCTAACTTTTCTCTAGTACGAACTAGCTTCTGCATTGCTGTTTCACACATTACCGAATATTGCTTCAACACAGCACCATCATAATCATAAAAAAGTCTTTTAATATTTGTTATTACTTCGCTGACTGCGGAACAAAGCATTTCTTTCCTGACTATCTTATTTAGCACAGAAAAAATTTCAGATACAACACCTTTAGAAAGATCAGGATTGACCTTAGACCGAAAATTTTTAATACTATCTCTAGTAACATTAATATGATGCAAATTAGCAGGGACTACACTCTTGTAACATGTCATAGAAACTTCAGCTAAATCTAAAGCAGGACGCACGAAAACATTTATTGCTGACATTTTATATTTATGACACTCCTCATATTCAGTCTTAGCATTTTCGTATTCGGCAAGAGTTTTGTCATAAGATGCATGTTTAATATGGAATTTTTGTAATAAAACATAATAATGACTATGTTTATTATCAAATTGTAGCTTTTCGTCTAATGTAACAGCACTAAGGTTAAGAGAAGAATTCTTTTTTTTAATCTCCTTAATAAAGTCATCAAAATTTTCACACAACTTTCTAGTTTCTGATTCTCTTGCCAATAGGTCCTCAAAATTAGTCACTGTATAATTTTCATAATAAGAAATATTGTTTTCTAATCTAGACAACATAAGGTCTAGTTCAGTCTTCATTTCACCAAAAGCCTGTCGATTTACACCACCTACTGCAACACATGCACAAACCAACATTGCTAAAAGATAAGCAAAAAACAGCCATCTACTCGGTTTAGGAGCATGAAAACTTTCTCTATACTGCCCCTCGTTCATCATTTTCGTTGGAGCGTCACAAAAAATCTTTCTTGGCAAAGCAATATAAGCCTTACCTGATTGTATATTAGTAACACGTACCCCAAAAGGTATACTAAAATTCCCTGACTTAATGGTGTTACCACAAACTAAAGCGGGTAGATCCTCAAACAACACATAATTTTGCGTATGTGCTTTAGCTAAAACCAAGGCTGTGTTGCCACACCGCATATCTTTCGAAACTGCATTGAAAGGGCATTCGCATTGTTTGTTGTATGAATAATCAGTATTCCACAATTGCTTAAATGGAGCACTAGCTGTTGCTATATGATTAAGATTCCAGTATATTTGCTTACCACAATTACATCTTTCACAAAAAACTCCATTTTTAAGTTTCGGGCCAGCCAACTCTAAGACTTCTTCGGAAGTTACATTATAATCATTAGGCCAAAAAATTTCGAAACAACTATTTTCACCTAGGCGCAAATGCGTCAAATAATCAAATTCACCTTCTTCATAACGAGCTCCACAGATAGCTTTTGTGTCAGTTACAGCATAAACAGTGTTTTCATAAGAAACAAATTTTAACTTTTCTAAATTATTTTCGATAAACTTCCTACAAGAATCCACATATAGTTCTTTGTCAAATGCTGTGTTGAACAACATCGTGCGATCATACACTTCTAATGTGTTATCGAGGAATAAACCCATTCTCTGACCATGATGATGCACAAACCAATAACCATGATTCATTAGCGTTCCAACATTATTACAATACAGACATATACTTTCATGTTTATCATAAATTATTTCACCCCTCTTAAGATAAGCGAAAACACAATCACACAAATAGTTCCAAAAATCCTCTGGTACATTATAATAAGCCTCGTCATTATAAATCCTTTTATATTCCACATCTGGTTTCCAAAATTCCTTTATCTTATCCAATTCTACATCTAAGTTTAAATTTTTTGTATGGCAAAAAGAAAACTTATCAACTACACTCTCTAAGAAATCAACCACCTTTACCTTCTGAGTGCAAATCACATAACAATGATGACTATTCTTCCTTGAATGGAAAACAGTAAAGAAATTCCGCACATTATATTCCTTGAACAACTCGTAATTGTCGCACACAAAATCATAAAAGACAGACTTATCGCTATCATGATTTAAACCATAACCGAAAGCCATCATAGTAGAATTCACAAAATCTTTATGCTTGACCAAGTAGTCACTATTATATCCCATAATATCGATCACTCGTTGGCTCAAAGGATTTCGACTTATGATACTGGTCAAAATGCAACACAATTTCGGATAACAAAGTATTTCATCAGAATGCTCTATCATTATCTTGTAAAGCTCGATTACTTCCTCTAAATTATTACTAGACAAAATTCTTTCATATATTTCTAGCAATCTAGCCATGGAACTAAATTTTTCCTCGAATGCAAACAAACGATAATTTTGTAAATTGATCTTATGTAATAATTCATTGTAGATAACATCTAGTCCTGATTTCGTCTTCTTAAGACCGAAGCCATTAGTCTCTTGCAACACCTTACGATACTTTGTAACAGTTTCCATTGGCAAAATATCATAGTTCAACTCAAAATAATACAGTACCTTATGTAAAATAACCAAGAATTTCTTTGGATGAGTCAACCTAGCATAGCGAATTAAACCACAAACCATATCATGGTTCCATGGTAGTTCATCTAGTCCTTCTGGTGTCATAGAACTGATAAAGCTTTGAAAGTCCATTTCTAATTCAAATTGTGGATTGAATGCTTGAGGTTGGGCATGATAAGTAAACATACCCTGCTTTAGTCCTAGTCCATACACATTCTCGAAAAATTCATATGGCAAAGCAATATACTTACTTTCCTTAGTAACTACTCTTGTAGAAAAAGGCACTAGCACACCATTTATTTCCAACAAATCCCAACATTTAAGAAATGGGACATCATGAAACAACACATGTCTTTGAAAAGTTTTTCCAGCAGGTTCTAGTTGATATTTCCCCATTTTCTGAACAAATTTGACTTGAGCTATGTCGCCAAAATGTCTGCAGGTACAACCTTTTAATACATCATAATCGGACCTACCCACACGTTGTGCATTAGGATCGCGCAACTTTTCGATGTGGCGCAAACCAAAAGTCAAAGATGCTCCACAATAACAAGCATAATTCAATTGTTCCTGAACTTTTTCTTTCTTTTCAATCAAACCATTCTTAGACATAAATCTATATTCTTTTTCTATGGCCAATTCTGCCAAAGATCCTTTAATATACTCAATAGATTCGTTACGAATCTCATAGAATCTTGCTAGAGACATTACCTTACCTTGTAATTCTATTTCAGCAAAAACCTTTGTAGCAACTGGACTCAGACCATTTTGCACTGCTCTCAATCTATATTTGACCTCTGATACACTTGAAAGAAAATTTTTCTCGGAAACATCCCAGATAGATTCAAATCCCTCAACTGCCGGAGCAATCAGTTGAGCTTTAGTATTAGTTTTAGACCCCTTAACGCCGGGGGCAGCTTCCTCATTTAACTGCTCTTTTTCAATAACAGCCTGCACAGCAGGTTCGGCTCCGTCTAACATAACCATTTGAATATCTATCTTTTCTTTTCTATCATTGTTGACTATAGGACCACTCAGACATGGTTTTTCAACCACTTCTACAAAGGGAACTATTTCACGTTCAACCACAAGAGGAGGTGTAAATGACACCACCTGCTCACAAGGAAGAGAACATTTTATAAGAAAACGCTTGTCATGCTTTTTCCTACTTTGTTGCACATCATGTGGTATAAAGCGTTTTCTGGAGACTCGCGCACTACAGTGAAAGTTTCGTCCAATCACTCTTGTATTCTTCACCGGACGACAAGATCGTACTTTTTCCGAGTCACTTCTTTTATTTTGACATTTTGCCAAGTCCTTGTCTAATATTTTTTCTTCTTTCAATTTTGCATGATGCAGCGCCAAACTAATTTTACTTTCACTAATCCCAAGTCTAGCACCATGCTTAAACACATCACCCTTAAACAAAATTGTATCTGTCTCAATGAAATCACAGACTTCACGTCCAATCACAATTCGATCATAGTCAAATTTGGGACTAAAACGACAATTTCCCAAAAGAGTCTTTTGTTTCATTAAAGTTTTGCCAAGAAAGAAACGGTATGTAGTCTGTGTGTAACAACACTGATACAATACCCCTACAGCATTAACAAAAATATCACCAAATTTCTTGCTGACTTTCTCAGAACTTGCTCTTTCTTTCAATACTTCTTTATTATACTTTATCTTGGGACGATTTTCACATCCCAACTCGATGTCAGATTCAATACCAGAATCAACCTCCACGTCGACTTCTTTTGTCCTTTTCGGGACAGAACCTGTTGCATCAATCAACTTTATGTGATCAACAGCAGCTTTTTTCTGGTATTTATTACGTGAAGATTCATGTACCTCCACAAGAGCCTTGTTCTTAGCCAATTCAAAACTCATGTTACAGTTTTCAACCATGAGATCAAAAATCCTAAGTTCAAAAACACCATGGTAAAATTCTCTAGTTCGACATAGATATTGTCCACGCGCCTTCCAGTACTCCTTCTTTCTTTTGTTTCCCTGAGCAAAAGAGCTCCACGTAGAGAAGTCAGCATTCAAATCGTCGATTACATGGCGGCTATCTTCAGTTGGTTGTTCCTTTCCAAAAAACACCGCATGCAAAAAACCAGGTTTACTTTCCTTATTCTTCTGCTTTCTAGCTTCTTTTTTTTGTTGCCTAGATTCAAGCCATTTTTTTTCTTTTTCTTTTCTCTTTTCAGCCAAATCTTGTAGCCTCTTATTTTTCGAAGCTTCAGCTTCTCGTCGCTTTTTTCGGTACTTCAAGTCCTTCAATTCACGAATCCACTTTGCCAAAACATGAAAACGTTTTTCATCAGGACGATATTCAAAGCCCAGAGGCTCTCCTTCACATTCTTTTCTCAACTCTCCAATGGAAGAGTGAAAAGCCTTTATCTCTTCTTCCTTCTCCTTTGAAACAACTACTTTTTTAGTTGCCACCTTGGGTTCAGGGGCAGGTTTATCCGAATTACTCTGAACAATTCGTTCATTGCAAATGATAGGTATGTCAATTTTGGAAAACTTTTTCTTTTTTTTGTGTCGTCTTTCAACAACGACATGATCATTGTCGATGCTTTCGTCTCCAGAATCATCATCACTTTCAGCCAGAGAAACCCGAATCTTGGGCAATGTCAGCTGAGTCACAATTCTGCCAATTTTCTTTTGGTTGCTGGTCGAAAGCAGTCTCTGCTCACCAGCAGTCGGAGGAGGCAACGGTACAGTTGCCGCTATCATAGCTGCGAAACGCAGCATCACCTCAACTGGGAAAGATGTAGTTCCCGTCTCCTTCTTCTCTTCAATCTTCCTCGCCCTGAAAAGGGCGCGCCTGATTGGCATGTTTGATTTAAAGGTATCAAAAAACCTAAAAGCGTAGTTCTAATTATCTAAGAACCCTCAAGAAACCTATTACACCGAGGACGGTAGAGGAAGGCACTTGATGATCTTTGACTCCCAAACTCCGCAGCGTACTTGGACCGATGACTAGGCGAACTAGCAGCGGCACAGGTATATCTCCG